CAACCTTATATAGTCGTTTATATGTGGAAAAGAACGGCTTAACTTTTAGAGATAAGTCATGGCGTTAGTACAAATAACACCCCCAGCAGGAATAATAAAGAATGGTACAGACTATGCCAACAAAGGTCGTTTTGTTGATGGCGATTTAGTACGTTTTGAAAATGGTTATTTAAAACCTTTGGGTGGTTGGACATTTTTTAGACAAAATCCAATCGGTACTTTTTTTAGTGGCACAGTCACAACTGCATCATCAAGTGTAAATATAACTGTTACTACAACTTCTGTGCATAATTTAGTTGTTGGCGATACAGTCGTTTTAGAAGATTTTGCAGCTACAGGTGGCATTACTGCCAATCAAATCAACACTACTTTTACAGTAGCAACTGTGCCTTCAACCACGACATTTACTGTCGCTACAACTGGTACTGGTACATCTGCTGCAACTTCATCTGCTTCAAGAGTTATTCAACCAGCAGTTCCAATAGGTATGTATTCTTACAAAACCAATGATGGTGAAGAAGTCTTAGCTATTGGTACTAGAGCTGGAGTAAATGTTTTTTATAATGGCACTTGGTATGACATTACGCCTTCTGGTTTTGTTGGTGACGATGTTATTACTTCAACTGGTTATGGTGCATATCACTATGGTGTAGAAGATTGGGGAGATGCGAGAAGTCAATCAGGCATACAATTTGATACCAAAAGTTTTTCTTTTGATAACTGGGGAGAGCATTTAATTTTTTGTTTTGCAGGCGATGGCAAGATATATCAATGGCGACCTGATGCTGGTAGTGGCAGTCCAGATACTATAGCTACGGCAGTAACCAATGCACCGACTGGCTGTCAAGCAGTTATTGTTAGCAACGAAAGACATTTAGTAGCAATCGGTTCTGGTGGTGATCCTCGTAAGATAGCCTGGTCTGATAGAGAAGATAATACAAATTGGACATCTTCTGCTAGGAATACTGCTGGTGATTTACAAATACCTACTGGTGGTCAAGCTAATTATGCAGTCAAGTATGGTAACGATATTATTATTTTTACCGATGTTGGTATAAACAAGATGTACTACGTTGGTAGTCCTTTTGTTTATGGCATACAAGATGCTGGGGTAAATTGTAAAGCAATCAGTCCAAGATCAATTATATCTTCTGGTAACTTTTTATCCTGGATAAGTGAAAACTCTTTTTTTACTTACGATGGCAGAGTTAGAGAACTTAAATCAGATGTCCATGATTTTATCTTTGATAACTTACAACAAAGAACGCAACAAGCTACCTTTGGCGCACATAACATTGATTACAATGAGATTTGGTGGTTTTTTCCTGTTGGTGATACAGACCAACTATCACCAAACAAATATATTATTTGGAATTACTTAGATAATGTGTGGTCTATTGGTGAACTCGATAGAGGTTGCTGGATAGATCAAGGTGTCTTTGATAATCCAATCGCTTGCGATTCTGGTGGTTTTGTTTATGAACACGACAAAAGAGCTTTATTTAATTCACCAGGATTGGGTACAAGAAAACCTTTTTGTCAAACAGGCCCATTAGAAATAGGTAATGGTGATAAAGTAGCACAAGTAAATCAAATTTTACCTGACGAAGAAACTACAACTTTGCCAGCAATAACTTTAAGTTTTACTGGTCGTTTTACACCATTAGGTGCAGATACAGATTTTGGTAGTTTTTCTTTCAACGCTGATGGTTATACCGATGCTAGATTTTCTGCTAGACAAGTGCAGATGAAAATAGAAGGCGATGTTACGCAAGACTTTCAAGTTGGCAAGATTAGATTGGATGTACAACCTAGAGGTCGTAGATAATGGACTTTGATGCTAAACCGCAATATATTCAAAGAGCAACAAACGTAAAACACTCTTTTGCAGCAACTACACAACAAACTATTTATACTGCACCAAGCGGTGATGATTTTACCTTTGCTGTAATAGAAGGCATATTTGCTTGCGATCATGGCAACCAACAAACCAATTTAGACATATCAGTAACTGATACCAGCTCTAACGAGTTTTTTATATTTAAACAACATAATATAGCTGCACATGGCACAGAAGAATTAGTAGTCAATGCAGGTCTTATTTTAACGCAAGGCGAGATTGTCAAAGCGCAAGTTAATCATGCAAATATAGATTTAGTTATTAGTATTATTGAATATGCAAAGGGTGATTAAAAAAGAAGAATGGGAAGTGCATTGGGATTATTGCAAGCAATTTATTGAGCCTGCATTAAAACATCAAGATGCCTATACAATAGACGATGTAGAAGATAAAATAAGACATGGATTTTTCCATTTGTGGCCAGGTAAGGAATCAGCTTTTATAACTGAAATTGTTACTTATCCACAGCACAAAGTAATGAATTTATTGTTTTGTGGTGGTAAGTTTGAAGAAATAGAAGAAATATTAACTTCTATTGAAACTTTTGCTAAAGCCATTGGTATTAAAAGATTATATGGTGGTGGTCGTAAAGGTTGGAAAAGAAAAGCTAAACATCTTGGTTACAAACAAGAATATATGATTAGAAAAGAATTATGAGAAACAACAATGGCTAAAGGCGCAACAACAACAACAGCAGAAGTACCTGATTATCTAAAAGATCTTTATACGGAAGCATCTACTAGAGGATTAGAAGCTTCTAGCATGGGATTTCAACCATACACAGGTGAAATGGTTGCTGGTTTTACACCAGACCAAGCACAAGTTATGGGAGCAACTAGAGGATTATTCGGTCAAGCTATGGCTCTTGATCCTAGAAGTGCTTTAGCTGGCTTGGCAAGACAAGGCACGCCCACTGTGCAAGCAGCATCTTTACTAGATACCGACATAGCTCGCTATCAAGATCCTTACACAGAACAAGTCTTAGAGCCTGCATTAGCAGATATTCAAAGACGACAAGACATGGAACAACAAAGAGCGCAATCCAGAGCAATAAAAGCTGGTGCATTTGGTGGTAGTCGTTCTGCTCTAATAGAGTCAGAAGCTACTAGACCATTTGCTGAAGAAGCAGCGCAAACAATCGCTGGCTTACGTTCAGCAGGTTTTGGTCAAGCACTAAATATGGCTGAAAGAGATGCAGCTCGTAGGCAACAAGCAACAATGAATCAAGCAAACTTAGAATTAAGAGCTAGACAACAACAAGCTGGTTTATTAGGCGGTGAGTTAGGCGAACAATATCGTACGCTTGGTTTATTATCTGGTATTGGTGGACAACAACAAGTATTAGACCAAGCTAGATTACAAGCACAACGAGCTGAGTTTGAAAGAGAACTTGGCTTCCCTGCTTATCAATTAGGACTTTTACAAGCAGCTTCAGGGCAAATATCTCCTGCGGTTATTCAACAAAGACAACAAAAAGAAACTGGTTTGGGTGATATTTTAGCTACTGGCGCAGGCTTGGCTGCGGCAGCATTTACAGGTGGTTTAGCAGGCGGTGGTGGTGGTGGCGCACCTGGTGGTAGTGTTGGCACTTCTTTTGCCACTCCTTCTGGAACTGGCGGTGCTTTTTCAACTTCTCCAACATCTTTTAGTATGTTTTCGGGTATTTAATCATGGCTAGTATATTTGATCCTAATAATCCAACTGCTTTTAACTTGCTTGGCAATCAACAACAAGAACCTTTTACTATTAATCAAGAAAACTATCAACAACCAAACGCAAACGCAAACATAACCGCAAGTGCAAATGGAATGACAAGAAATCAAAAAATTGGATATATGTTAGCTGCTGTAAGTGATGCGTTTGCTGGTAGAGATGTTGCTGGTCGTGCTATGCAAAGGGCGCAAGCCTTTAGACAACAAGCAGAAGTTGATAGACAAAGACAAGAAGCGTTAAGAAAACAAGAATTAATTGCTAGTTTGCCAGAAGATATTCAAAGAATATATGGCGTTTATGGGCCAGATGCAGCTTACAAAGCTCAATATGGTACAGCCAAAGCAAAGCCAACAAGTTATCAAGAGTATGCACTAACAGACGATACTCCTTCTAGAGAAGAATATACACAATTTTTACAAAGCAAAAGAAGTTCAGTTTCCGATCCTTTAAGAACAATAACTATGGGTGGTAAAGTTATTAAAAATGTAAGAGATAGTCAATTAACGCCAGAATTTATAAAAGAAATAAACGAATCTGGTCAAGTTGTTCAGCCATTAGGATTTACTGAAAAATTTGAAAGCAGTAAAGATGTAGATTTTGCACCAATTAAATCAAAATATTTAGCCACACAAAATATTATTATTAAAACATCAGAATTAGCAGAAAAATTTGCTACTGAGCCTAGTTCAGCTTTAGCAGTTGGTAAAGCTACACAATTTGTTGATGGGATCATAAAAAATATTGATGCTGGCGGTGAAATATTATCTAAAGCAAAAGACACAAAAGCATATAAATATATACAAAATACAAGCACTTCGTTAGAAGGCAAAGATTTTACTAGCTCAATAACACAAGCATCAAAAGCATCTGGAGTAGCGGAATCTAGGATTAGAGATTTAGCCTATCTATTTGCTGCTGCAAGAGGACAAACTGGTAGAGGTTTGTCTGATAAAGATTATGAAAATGCACTTAAAATTGTAACTGGTGGTGTAGGAGCATCTGGAAGAACTGCTGTATTAGAAGATGTAGCAACAGGTTTAAGAGATGAATTTTACAGAGATGTTAATTTTGATATTGGTACAAGTGAAAACGAAGGTTATGTAAATAAATTAGAAAAATTACCGCAGTTACCAAGTTTTATAAATCCTTTTACACAAGTTCAACCGCAATCAAGACAAAGAACAATTGATGAAATTTTAAATGATTCACGTTACTAAACATGGCTACTTTACAACAATTAGAAAAAAGGCTTGTAGAAGCAGATGCAGCAGGTCAAACAGAAGATGTCAGAATATTAGCTAACGAAATTAGAAAAAGAAGAGCGCTTTCTCAAACTCAAACAGCACAGCCAGAAGATTTATCTGCACTTGATGTAGCTAAAGATGTTGGTGTAAGTGCTACAAAAGGAACGGCAAAAGGAACTGCTGGAACTTTAGCTTTACCAAGCATGGCAGGACAAGGTATAGAGTATCTTATGAGAAAAATTCCTGGAATGAGTACGCCAGCTAATGTTTTAGAAGAATTTAGGCAAAAAAATCCACCTATATTGGGTATGCCTGGACTTTTAACTAGAACGCCTACATATCAAGACATTATGGGCCTTGTGCCAAAAGGTTTAAGAGAATACGATCCTCAAACAACTGCTGGTGGATATGCTGAAACAATCGCAGAATTCACTGCGCCTGGCGGTATTTTTGCTAGAACGCCAAAAGCTATTGGACAAGTTGCTGCAATAGGAACTGGTGCTGGTGCTGCTCAAGAAACAGCAGAAATTATGAACGCATCTGTTTGGGCGCAAGTTCCAATAACTCTTTCTGTGGCTGCTAGTATAGGATATTTTACTTCTCCAAGCAGAGCAGCAAAAATTGCAAATCAAGCGTTAAAAGGCGTAGATGATGCAGAAATAGCATTGGCTATACAATTAGAAAAAAAATTAAAAGAGAAAGGAATAAACCTTACAGCTCCAGAATTAATTGATAATAGAATAATTCAAAAATTAGGAGAAACTGTTTATAGCACAGAAAAAGGCGGACAAATTATGTATAACTTCATAAAGAATAGGCCAGAAGAATTAAACAAAACAGCAGATAGACTGTTAGACGAAATTTCTAAAAGACCAGATTCTTTAAGAGGTGCTTTTAAAGATATAAAAACAACAACTAATAAAGCACTTACAGAAGCAAAAAAAGATAGAAAATTAAAATCACAAGAAGCAGGTTATAAAATATCAAATGAAGAATTTGTTGATGAATCAAGTATATCCCAGTTAATAAACAGAGTGGATGAAGAAATATTAAACTTACCAAGTGGTTCTCCAACTATTGCTCAACTTAAACGCTTTAAAACTAGACTTACAAAAGAAAAATTAGATGACGATACAATAATTCCAGAAACAAATATTAATAAACTAGATTCTTCACTTAAAGAGTTTAGACAAAAAATTGATGATTCTTTTGCATCGCCCAATTTACCTAAAGAAAGATTTTTAGATAAAGATGCTTCAAGAATATTTAGCTCTGAAGAAGGCGGTTTATTAGATGATCTTAATGATATTTTAAGAACAAATTCATCTTATGCAAACGCTAAAGATACTTTTGCAAGACTAAGTAACGATTTAGTTAAACCAGTAGAAGATAACTTAGAGGTATTGTTAAAAAATAATATTACTCCTTCTAAAATTAAAGAATTTATATTTAACCCAGAAAAAAACAGCGTGTCTGATATTAAAGCTACATATAAAGTTTTAAATAAAACTAATAAGGAAACTTTTCCATTAATGGCAAGAACTTATATAGAAAATGCAGTAGAAAAAGCATTTGTTATGAAGCCTAAAGGAGAAAGTTTAAAATCTGGTTTTGATTTATATAAAGCCTTATCTGGAACTTCTGCACAAAAAAACAATTTTAATCAAGTTTTAAAAGGAGTTGCCGAAGCACAAGGCGTTAATGAAAATAATTTATTATTAGGCTGGAGAACTTTTAGCGAAGGATTAAAAAAAACAGCTAGACTTGCAAATGTTGATAATCCAAGCGCTCCAATAGATCCTAGATTCATACCCAGAGATATAGCTCAAGTAGGATCTTTTATGTGGCAAGTTAAATTTGCTGGTAGAGCAGCAGAATTTTTTCAACAAAAAGCAATAAAACAGTTAGCAGACATATTTACCAAAAAAAATTCTGTTGAGGAATTGGTTAAGTTAGGCAAACAAGGTGTTAATTCAAACGATGCTATCAGAAGAATAGCATACATAATATCAATAACAGATCCTCAAAGAGAACTTACAAATCAAGAACAAGAACAATCAATGACAGAATAAAATGTCCAGAGCCACAGAAAGAACAGGTCGTGCAGGCGAGTACGCTGTGGCTAGTTTTCTGAGCTTAGAAAGCGATACAGTTCATGTTCTACCACATGGCAGTCATGCCGACATAATCTTTGAAATAGATGACAC